CCCCGCGCTACTTAGTACAATGGAGTCCAAACCCATTGTATTTTGTGGCCGTTCCTGAAGTTATGATCTGACGATTCTGGTAAACCAGTTTCGTCTCTCTTTTCTTCAGAAAGCCACCGCATATGGAGGTATCTCTCATGGCGAAAGTCTGCCATGTGAAATCCTTCAGGTGCGATGGACCGAACGCGGTACTCAGCTCTCTGATAGTTCAGGTTATTGCGTTTCCGTAGGTGTTTATTCCTAGGGTTGGCGCAATAAATTCCGAAGTTATCAGAAGTATCGCGAACGAAAGGTATGCCATGCATGCCTTTCGCCAGACGTCTGAGGCATGAACGATACAGGTTTTTATACCCTCGTCGCCATGCTTCATTCGTAAGTCGGATCTGGGATGACAAGAACGAGGCATTTAGCTTCCTCGAATTCCCTTTTACTCTGTAGTATAAGGGAGTAATGTCAACTCCGTTTACCGAAAACATACCGCAAGTCTCACGAAAAGCTTGAACATTCGTGAAGCTCTTGCTGATGTTGACGGAGAAACCAAGACGTCCCAGAATAGCCATGACATATGGTGTGATACGGTAATCGCAGCATATGTCGTCACCGTATACTGCTAACGGCTGAGCGCGCTTTCGAGTTCCATGATAGCCTTCGTAGTCTTGAGATATTATTCTCAGAGCATCGTAGACATCTTGGGACAACATAGTGCGAGAAGCCGTTGGGAGTAGGTCTTTCGCCCATAGGTAAGTGGCATATAAGCAGACAGACGCAAAAATAATGCATTGCGTCGGAAAGCATAGAGCACTACCCATAGGAGCAAACTTCTGAAGGGCTCGGGTAGAGCCATCAGGAGTGTCAACAAGAGAGCTTCTAGTCGCATGCATTGCGATAACCCAGTTTACTGGGAAAACCGCTTTGACAAGCTTCCATGAAGCCCTGTCCGAGGCAGCCGAGAGGTCAATCGTGTCGACGTCACCGGTATAAGAACCGATAACGCCTAGACGCTGATTTCGAGACTGATCTCGTAACTTGATGAAACGACCAAACGGTGTTTTTTCGATGACAGCGCGCATTTGCCGATCAACGCCTTGCTGAAAGAACATCAGATTTGCAGGCTCCATGCAAACGGAGCGAGCAGTCTTGAGGTTCTTCGGCACGAACATTAATCGCGCGTGCTGTCGCCGAACGAGTTTACTAGGCAGCCATTCCTCAATGTTCGGGAGAACTTTAGAAGGATGGTAGCCGCGTTCTGCCTTCAGGCCGAATGAGCTAAATAGGCCTGAAAAGAAAACGCGATCAAGAATCTCATCATAAGACACAAGGTTGTGCTTCATGATGGGATCACGTACCCCACTTTGTGCGACCGAGCCCGGGCCATGTTTTGGCCAGAACTCTTCGTCACTAAGCGGCGTAAGTAATTCGTTCATAATGGTGCGCAGTGATGCGACATCATCATCGACGAATTCAAGATTCGATAGGTCTTCTTCAATCTGAACCCAATCGCGAAAAGCGACTTCCTTCAGATGTTCGTCTACAAATTCCAGCTTCTTACCGAAGTTTAGGAACGTGTAGATATACCTCAGAAGGCTCAGATCTCCAGACTGGAACAACCGATGATATTCGAAGAACAAGGGTGTTTTTCGAAAATCATCAATCCAGTCACCTATTAAGGTGCCGGATCCTGTAAGCATAGTTTGTGAAACTAGCTTATGGGATAGCTCGGAGTACTGGATGACGACGCCTTGAAAGTCTCTATAGAGTTCCGCAAGGAATTCCCTAAAGACCTTAACAGGCTTCGTACCGAGTGGACTATCGAGTAGTAAACTCAGCCAGGAGCAGACAAAATGAGCAATATGCTCATTCTGTCTACCCGCGGCTGTCCGAGGAAGGTTAAAGGCAGCAGGATCGATAGGAATATCGAAACTGTGATCCTTATGCCTTACCCGGACAGTCTCCATTAGACTACCTGCGGGAGCCCATAAAGGAGCTTCTGCATGTAGGCAGTGGAGCGAGTGCCGGCTGTTACGCTAGGATATAGGAAGCTAACAAGATTCCC